TCCGCTTTATCTCTTCAGCCGTGCCGTGCGAAAGAATCAGGCTGTCATAGCCACCATCGCGATCGAATTCAGCATCAACCAGCAACTCCACCAGGCGCCGCGCTTTTGCCGCGCTGAACTGAGGAATAGCTGCGCTACGGGAGAGTTTCTTTTTCCCAGCCGCTTTGGCCTTCTCCATCTGCTCACGGGCAACACTGTCAGCTTTTGGCCCATGCTCACGAGAAAGAGCCACTGCAGTCGTGGGAGCAACCTCACCCGCCTTAACCATCGCGATGAGCTCATCGCCACAGGCAAGCAGCTGGAGGTGATGATCCACATCGCCAACTGAGCGTTTCACCTTGCTGGCTATTTCAGAGGTAGACCACCCCTGATTAGCCAAGCGTTGATAAGCAGCTGCGCGCTCCAGCGAGGTAAGCGGTTTACCCTGGCTACTGGTAACCATGAAGGCGATTCGATCAGCTTCAGTGCCGGAAAAGTCTTTGCACTCCAGACGAGCTATCTCATGGCCAGCTTCTGTCGCCAGCAGCGCGCCGTGATAGCGGTGGTGACCATCGATGACTTTAATGCCCTGCTCAGTTACCTGAACAGCCAGAGGCGGGACAAACTCACCGGCGATAAACGCATCGCGAAACTCCTCGACGTGTGCCTGGTCGATTTCACGGACGTTGTAGCCCGGCTCGATGTACAGCTCAGCCAGTGGGACCAGAAACGTTTTCTTGACCGTTGTTTCGGTGCCGTTTTTGTCCTTGGCCTTGTAATGCAGTGATAAACTACTCATAATTACTCCTGTGAATTGATCCAGTCATTTCGCATCAGGCCTCGAAACTGTTCCCGCAGTTCGGGGCCTTTTCTTTGCCCAGAATCAGGGCCACTTCCTTCGCCACCGCTTTAGCCAGCTGCGCAGCATCATCATCAACAATCCCGTACTCAAGGATGTCGATAGCCATGCTCATCTGGCGGAAGAAGTTCTTCTTCATGCGGCTGACCTGGTACTCAGCGATCCCCAGCCTTTCTGCAAATGTTTTCTGGCTGATAGACGCCAGCTTGTTCAGCAACGCCGATTCAATGCGGCGCGCGTTCTTGCTTTGAGTTGCATGTTCCATCTTGGATAATTCCTTTGTTGGTTAATTGGTTGCGCGACATTGCGGTGAGCAAGTCACTTAAGGTTTCCCCACACGGGCGGGGACAGGTTTCAGAGTGTTAAAGAGCGGTGTTACTAAGAGGCGGCTAACAGGTCTGCAAGGTCAGGGCGAATCTCGAACGGTTTAACTCGACCCTGCGTGGCTTTAGATATGGCCAACACATATTTGGCATCTATGCCGCCTCCGTGTAGCCAACGCCAAACGGTCGGCTGTTTGACGCCGCAGAGATCAGCCAGCTTTTGCTGACTTCCTGCGATGTTCACAGCCCTTTGAATAGCTTTGTTAGTCATAGCAATTCCTTTACGTATTATCACAGCAGGAATAATAGCAATGAGTATTGGTAAAGGCAATAGCTTTCCACATTTGACGGTTAATACGCCTAGCTATAAATTGCGGGGTATGAATAAAACTCTCGCAGAAAGATTGGCTAAGGCCATGCAAGAAAGGGATATGTCCCAAGGTGCTTTAGCTAAAGCATCGGGTGTAGCCCAACCAACTATCTGGCGCCTGGTTAAAGGTGAGGCCAAGGGTTCGACTCGTCTGGTTGATATTGCGCGCGCTCTGTCGGTGAGCGTTGAGTGGCTGGCTAACGGAACTGGGTCAATGGATGCTCAGGAAAAGATGACTTATCCTCAGCCACCAGCCAATGAGATGAAGCTCGGAGGGGTGTTTCCTGTTCCTGTCTTTGATCGCTTTAATGAACAAACACATGACTATGTGTACGTCCCAAATTCAGTAGAGAGTGATAGCTGTAGAGCCTATATCTTAGAGCGTAACAGCGGGTGTTATGAAGCACCGGCAGGAACTGTTGTCGTGGTAGACACAGAGGAAGAAGCTGGTAATGGTGATCTGGTTTACGCCAAGGTTAACGGGGCGTATTCCGTCTATAAATTTGTTGATGGCGGATCCACTGGTTATCTGTCAGTAGATGATGATCGCGTTCCTCTCGTGCCTGCAACAACCGATTCATCCGTAATTGGCGTCGTCGTTTTCCTGCTGCGTGATCTGAAGCGCAAAAAGTAATCCTCTTCATTTTTAGGGGGGGTGTATTCTGTATACCCTCCTTGCTTATTTCTAAGCAAAGCCGTCGCCATAATCCCTCCCCCTTTTCAATCAAATCAGCGTTTTATATTTTGAGTCCACCCAAAATACTGTTGTTTTAAACAGTAGTTTTCATAGTGAAACACATCCTCTTATAAATCAAGCAGAGCGTGACGCTTTTTTTCTACCCCCTCTCAAATCAGTAGCTTGCCACCTTAAAACACTAATTTTTTTCAATACAAAATCATCAGCTTATGCGTATTGCTATTGAAATATTACCAATACGTATTGCTATGAATAATACGCAATGCTATTGTTTGCCCCATCAGCAGGACGCAACGTAGTACACGGCAGGATGCCGATGCTCTTTAACATTGATGGGGTTTATTTCTCCCGCCCTTGTGGGAGACCAAAGAGCAGTTGGCTTTGGGATTGGATGAATGCGCAGTGGGACGTGGCTGACTCACGAGGATGGCTCAAGCGAATAAGCAAGCTCGACGCCGCCTAAAAAGCGCCTTATGCCGGAGATCAGCACCGGCCATCCAATCACCTAAGCCAATTATCGGAGGTAAATATGTTTGCAGCTACTAACAGTGTCAGCCGTCGCTACCTCAAGCGTGGCGAACTGATCGCAAAACGCCGTGCAGAAGCGGCGGCAGGTAAAACCCGCGTTGATGTCAGTGCCGAGCGCGTTTCGCGCGCTGTATCCGCACCGAGCCTTCGCGAAAAGCACGAAGATGGCGCCATGTGCCTGCCCGCGGTAGCGATTTACAGCGCCGGGCATCGCAAGGTTCGCAAAGACGCAACGCACATTATTAAGTGAGATGAGCTATGGAATACGCACCATTGAAGGATAAATGCAAGGCATCAGTCATCCGCAAAGCATGGCGTGACGCTCCTGAAAGCAGGGTTAAGGCGCTGATGCTTTCGCATGCTGAAAGGCTGTGGTCAAAAAAACAGGTCGCTTAGGCGACCTTTTTTATGCCCGCTATTCATGAAAGTGACACCGCAATGGCCTGTTACGACAGGTCATGACGGTGCATTTGCACCAGACGCGTAATAAGCCGCTATGCGGTACGAGAGTTTTTCGCCTTTGGCTCCTGCAGGAATGCAGGGGCCATTTTTTAACCACACCACCCCAACCCATTTAAGGATGTCCACGATGAATCTTGCGATCGCGGGCGGCACCATCGTGGATGCCGCTCAGCTTTACCCTTCCCAGTTAACCCGCTTAACCGAACGCCTGCGCACTATCTGCCGCTGGCTGACCGACACCATGAAACAGCCCGGGAGACCATGATGAAAATTCGCTACTTCCAGAAAGCGCAGGAGCTTTCACGAGAGGCCCATTTGTTCGGCGACAGCGCGAAGTGGGCCATGGCAATGCTGTTGTTACGGAGAGCGCACCAGTGAAACTTTCATGGCGAGCCAAGCAGGAAGTCGAGGAGATCATGAAAAACCTCTCTGAGACCGATTTAGAGCGCATCGGCGTTGAAGTCGATGCGATGATGGACCAGCACAAGATTAACCCGCTGATGACCGCCCTTTGCGCGTTTCTGCCGAAGCATTTCGATTATCCCGCAGTCGAGCTGGTCGACGAAGACGACGAGCAGTACGAAGCCGCCGAAAATTTCCTGCGCGATGCACTGGTTAAGGTGGCAAAGCGGGACATGGCGATCGCCATCTGGAAAAGCAGAAACAGCTTCGATGAGGTGGCGTAATGGAGCCGGGCATCTATTACGACATCAGCAACGAGTCGTACCAAAGCGGCCCCGGCATCAGCAAATCGCAGCTGGACGACATCGCGATCAACCCGGCCATCTTCCAGTGGCGCAAAGAAGCGCCGGAAGACGAAGAGAAGAAATCGGCACTGGACATGGGCACGGCCCTGCACTGCCTGCTGCTGGAGCCGGAAGAGTTTGATCACCGTTTCATCGTGGCGCCCGAGTTTAATCGCCGGACCAATGAAGGCAAGGCGAACGAGAAAGCCTTTCTGAAGGACTGCGCCGGGCTGGGCATGACTGTGATGGATGCCGAGGAGGGCCGCAAACTGAAGCTTATGCGTGCCAGCGCCCTCGCCCACCCGGCCGCGCGCTGGCTGCTGGAAGCTGAAGGCCATCAAGAGGCGTCCATCTACTGGAACGATGAGCAGACCGGCGAGCTTTGCCGGATCCGGCCAGATAAGTTTCTCTCTGGTCAGCCCGTCATCGTCGACGTGAAGAAAGTGGCTGATATGTCCCGCTTCGCTCGCCACGTCGAAGAGTTCCGCTATCACGTCCAGGACGCCTACTACCGCGAAGGCTTCAGCAAACACTTCGGCGAATACCCGCTTTTCGTTTTCATCGCCGTCAGCGAGTCGATCGACTGCGGCCGGTATCCGGTGCGCACATTCCAGTTGCAGGAGGACGATGTTGCCGTGGGCTACGACCTCTTTCGCCGCGACCTGACCACCTATCACGAATGCATGCTGACCGGTAACTGGGGCGGCATCGAAGAAATCACGCGCCCGGACTGGGCCAAGAAAAAGGATTACGCATGAGCAACGAAATTACGCACGCGCCGGTCAACGAGGCCGACACCAAAGCGGCAATCTTCAGCCCTACCGGCCTGCAGAAGCTGCAGGCGTTCGCCGAAGTGATGGCTCTGGGCAAAGCCACCGTTCCGGCCCACCTGGCGGGCAAGCCAGCTGACTGCCTCGCTATCGCGCTGCAGGCTGCGCAGTGGGGAATGAACCCCTACGCGGTGGCACAGAAAACGCATCTCGTTAACGGCACGCTGGGCTACGAAGCGCAACTGGTAAACGCAGTCATCACCAGCTCTACGGCCGTTCAGGGTCGCTTCAAATATGAATACGGTGGCGACTGGGAGAAGTTCAAGCCCGGCGCGGCAACCGCGGCCAATGAGCGCGGCCTGTTTGTACGGGTCGGTGCTGTGCTGCGCGGCGAGACGGAAATCACTTGGGGCGAGCCTCTGTATCTGGAGTTCGTGACCACCCGAAACTCCCCACTCTGGAAAACGGCGCCGAAGCAGCAGCTGGCTTATCTGGCCGTCAAATACTGGGCGCGCCTCTACTGCCCTGACGTCATCCTCGGCGTTTACACCCCGGATGAGTTTGAGCCAGCGCAGCGCGCGGAGCGCGACGTCACCCCGGCGCGCAGCCGTGCGGAACTGAACAACCTGATCAACAGCAAGCCCGAAACGCAGCAGCCCGAGCGCGAAATTAACCCGGCGACGAACACCAGTGCACCAGCGCGCACGCCGGACGAGCTGCTTGCCGATTTCACCACCGCTGCAGCTGAGGCGGAAAACGTGGCCGGTCTGGACCGATGCTACAAATACGCGGCACGCATGCTGGCGAATGAGGCTGACACGCTCGAAAAAGCCACTGATGTTTACCTGCTGCGCAAAGCGGAGCTGGACGAAGACGGAGCCAGCAATGCGTAAGCTCGCGCAGTATCGCCGGAACACCCACCCCAACAGCGGTTTTAAGGAAAAGATCACTTTCCAGCTTTCTAAAGGACCACGTACAGGGCGCGAATTAAGCGCCTTTTTTCATATGACGCTCGGCGAGTTCAACGGGCTGATGCGCGGGTGCCTCCGCGGCAAAACGGTAATTATTGAAGCCAGTGATCCGATGCCGTTAGATGGCTGCATCGATTACACCTACACGCTGATCCGCACTCGCCGCATTGTCAGCTCCCACCCCGAAACCATGATTGTCAGCCGCCGCTCGTTTGCCGAGCGCGGCGAGGAAAAACGTCAGCAGAACATCATCGCAGCTGAGAAGCGCGCCCGGCTCATAAGCCGCGGCTGGTATCCCGGCTGTCTGGATTAAATTCGCCGCCACTGGCGCAGGAGATGAAGATGAATCAAAGCGATATAGAACATATGGCGCAAGGCTTCCCGCCGTCATCCATCGGTAAAGATCACGAAGAGGTAGTCACCTTTTTGGCAACGTCATTACTGGCGGCACAGCAAAAGCTGGATGCGCTGGCGGCTAAGGGGATGGAGCTGGCCCAAGAAGCTGCGTATGTCTACGGAGAATATAACAAAGAGATGGCGCCTGATGTCGTATGCGACGGTCAGACAATTCAGGAGTTTCATGATCTGGCTAATGGCTCGACGAGCGTCAAAGACTACCTAAACTCTGTGCGTGCCGACACGCTGACCAGAATCATCAACACGGGGCAGTTTTCTAACTGGGTGAATCAAGGCCTGCAAGAGTGGGTCAATAGATTCAATGCCAATAGTGACGCCCAACTCCGCGCCGGGGAGGCCAAATGATGCAATTTACGGAAGAGCAGAGAAAGGCGCTGGCGGGACTGTGCAGAATTGAGATTAAACGCTGGAAGGCTGTATCAGAGTCTAATCCTAATATGAGATACATGGTCGATCTGATGGAAACCTCCCTCGCTGCGCTGACGGCTGAGCTCAC